GCAACGCCTATTGCGCTTACTGCCGCCCCTGGTTCTGACAAGTTTATTCAGCTTATTGGCGCGACACTCGTACTTGATTACGGTTCAAATGCGTTTACCGAATCTGCGGATAATCTTGTTATCGAATACGAAACATCGGGCGTTGACGCAACAGCGGCCATTACAGCAAACGGATTCTTGACAGCAACAGCCGACACGCTGGCAGTAGTCGTTCCCGCAGCGATAGCCGGTGCAGCAACAGCTTCATTCAATGGCAAGAAACTGATGCTTCTTAACAGTGGGGATGGGGAGATAGCCGGGAATGCGGCTAATGACTCTGTATTAACAGTTTGTGTAACCTATGCGGTTCACACGCTTGGGTTAGCGTAATAAACAATTAGGGTTCTCCTGAAAGTCCGGCCAGACTGACAGGAGCGACAAAGAATAAAGAAAGAGGGCAATTACGGTGCCGTAATCATCGTAGTTCGCCCTCTTTTTTGTTGCCCTAAATAAATCAAAGCAATGAAGGGAGTTTGAACAATGGCAGACAATGAAGGAACCGGCGAAGGGGCAGGAACCGGAGCAGGAACCGGACAGAATGAAGCACCGGCATGGTTGGCGCAATTACCAGCAGACCTGAAAGCTAATGAAACTTTTACCCCGTACAAGACGCTTGGTGATTTTGCCAAAGCGCACCTTGAAACGGCAGGGAAGGTCAAAGAGCTTGATGGAAAAGTCGGGAAGGTAACTGAACTTGAAACAAAGTTATCCAGCGCTATTTTTAAGCCGGACGACAAGGCAACACCTGAACAGTGGAACGAATATTACAAGGCGTTAGGGAAACCTGAAAAGCCTACTGAGTACGAGTTTCCTGTCACAGAAGGGATTCAGCGTGATCCTAAGTTTGTGGAGTGGGCGCAACAGACATTTCACGAAATAGGACTACCGAAGGACATGGCAGCGAAGGTAGCCGCACAGTATGACGCTTTTACGCTGGCAATGGAGAAGGCCAATAACGAAGCAGTGGTCAAGGCCAAAGCAGACGCAGAAACAGCAATAAAAGCAGAATTAGGCGCACAGTATCCGGTTGCCGTCGAACTGACGACACGGATGTTAGGTAAATATTTAAAACCGGAGGAAAAGGCTTTTTTCGATGAAACCGGAATGGGCAATCACCCCGTTCTTATCCGTATGCTTTTTGATTTTGCAAAAAAGACAGGAGAGGACATGGGGGTAAGATCGGCAAACAACAACGCAGACAAACCGAAAGAAGGATTTGTTTACGATAAAAGCCCGGCACCTCCGAAATAATAGGAGATTGAGAAAATGACAACTACAGCAGTTCTTGGGTATTCTACCCTTATGGATGTTGTGAACGATTATACGTCACAGGATGGAAAAGCATCGTTCATTTACGCCGCAAAAGTATTGGCAAAAACGAAGCCGATTTTTCGTGATATGCCGATGGTAGCATCAAATCAGATCATGTCTAATATCGGTTCGCGTGAGTCTTACCTTCCGACGCCGGGAACCCGCCGGTTCAATGAAGGTGTTTCGCTTACCGCAAGCCACAACACCCCGTTCAATGATCCAATCGCAATGGTAGAGGATTATTCCCAGGTTGATTATGCGCTTTGGAAAATCCAGAACGACCCGAATGCTTGGCGTCAACAGAAGGACGCGGCCAAGATTGAGGCAATGGGACAGAAGGCCGAAGATTTAATTATCTACGGTAATATCGGCACTGACCCAGGAGCCATTAACGGTCTTTGCACCCGGTTTAATTCACTTACCACCCGACCCAATGGATCAACGACCTATCCGTACAATGTTGTGAGCGCCGGTGGTTCTGGCGGAGACACAACGTCCGTTCTGGTTATTCAGTGGGGGCCGGGGAAGGTTTATGGAATATACCCGAAGAATCTCCCCGCGGGGTTGCAGGTTGAGGATTTGGGACGTGATACCGCCAACACCAATACCTTAGCGGCCCCGAAGTATATGGAAGTCCTGCGATCTCATTTTGCTTTAAACATGGGCATTACCGTTGAAGACGAACGGTGTATTCAACGGCTGGCCAACATCGAAGTATCCGGCACGTCAAATATCTTTGATGAAGACAAGTTAATTACGCTCATCGGTAATCTTCCCGATGGTGGTGCAGCCCCCGGAACGGTAATTTATTGCACCCGCAGCATTTTGACGCAGTTGAACATTGCGGCAAAGGACAAGGCCAATGTTTACTATCAGCCCGATAACGTGTGGGGTGGCAATGTCACAATGTTCCGGGGTATTCCGGTACGGTTGGCAGAAGGGATTAGCGAGTCCGAAACGGTAGTTTCATAATTTAAATTTAAGGAGGGCTATATCATGCCTATGTACGATTATTTATACCTACTTGCTGATGCACAGGTGCTTGGCGATGCGGCAGACGAGAACGCATCGAATGAAGTAAATTTCGGGGTAACTAACCCGAATGTTGGAATGTCGGGAATGTTCGGACTTCACATTGTAGTCACGACCACGTTTACAGGTCTTAACAGCGGAGTGAATATCGAGATTGTCAATGGTGCCTCTACCACCCCAACAACTGTATGTGCCAGCAGATTTTTTGCGGTAGGCGACTTGGTGAAGGGAAAGCATTACTTCATTCCCGCGCCTCCCAGTCTCTTGCAGTACGCAAGCGCAAATTTCAATATCGTTTCAGAAGCCGCAACCGCCGGAGCCGCCACTATGTATTTTGGCGAGTACGGTCAGGGCGCATTATAACTTAACCGGGGCGGGGTGAAGGCCCCGCTCCATTAATAGAAAGGATTTTTATGATAGTCCGTTGCATCAAAGATTGTTGGGATTCAAAGCGTAACCGCAGGTATTACGCTGGGGATCAGGATGACGTTGATCCGCTGGAACCGCTGGCAATGTATTTTGATTTTCCTCCCGGAACAGAAGTTTACTGTAAAATACGCGGAACAAAAACGACACCGGCAAGGTCAGCAACCCGCATTATCCCTGGTGGTGATGTAAAACATGTTTATGACGAAAAACCCAAGAATCCGGTATCTGAGGCAATACCCGTCGAAAAGGATTCGGAAAAAATAACCTGTGATATTTGCGGAACCTACACAGGAACAGAATTGCAAGTCCGCACACATAAATATCATTGCGCGAAGAAACAGGCAAACGCTTAATAGGTGATTAAATGGCATATTCAAATGTCGGCATAGCGAACATGGCATTGCAGCGTATCGGGGCGAAAACGTCTATCACAAGCTTGACCGATGGAAGCCCCAACGCTGTTAAAGCCAACACGGTATGGGAATACATCAGAGATGAGGTTTTAGAGGCCGTAAAGCCTAAATTTGCAACTCTCCGCGTTTCCCTTGCCCAGAACGCAACAGCGCCGGTGAACGACAATCTTTACCTATACGCATACCCATTGCCGACAGATTATTTATGCCTTGCCGATGACAGCAAAGACGACCTTGCCGTATATCCCATTCCTGGAGTTGCGCCTTACGTTATTGAATCGCTATCAACCGGCGTTCGCTGTTTGATGACGAACTATGACAGCACAGTAACATCGGCAGATGCTATTTACATGACCTATATTCAACGTGCAGCAGACCCTTCTATTTACTCACCATCGTTCATAAACTGTTTTTGTTACCGCCTTGCGGCAGAACTTTGTTTATCCGTGGCTGAAAGTGGAAGCAAGTTTGATGCGATGATGAAGTTATATTTTGACGCAAAGAAAAAGGCGAAGGGTGCAAGCCGGGCGCAGGATTATCTTGCTGACGAAAAAGGAAGTACGGCCTACGAATACGCGGGGAGATAATGCAAAAAGTTGACCCTTTAATCAATTCATTTAACGGCGGGGAAATTTCTAGCAAATTAGACGCTCGTTCTGACTTGCAGAAGTACCCTAATTCCTGCCGTACGATGGAAAATTTCATCCCTCTTGTTGAGGGCGGGGCAATGTCCAGGCCGGGGCTTTACTATGTCTGCGAACTAAAAGACAGCACGAAGAAAGCAAGGTTGATACCATTCCAGTTTTCGACACTGCAAGCCTATGTTGTTTGTGCAGAGGAAGGCTATTTCCGGTTTTTCAAAGATGAAGGTCAAATCATTACCGCACCAAGCACACCTTATGAAATAACCAATCCTTATGTTGAAGCGGACTTGCCTGATTTGAAAATAACGCAGAGTGCGGACATTCTTTATCTTGCAAACCGCAGTTACAATATCAGGAAGTTATCACGAACAGCGCACACGACATGGACGCTGACTAATTTTGTTTCAGCGAAAGACGTTTCCATGACCATTACGGGAGCAACAAAGGCATCAACCTGTGTTGTCGCCTGTACGTTGGGTTCCGGTGGTACTGCACCCGTAGCCGGTGAAACGGTTTACATAACCGGCGTTGTGGGAATGACGGAACTAAACGACAAGTTCTTTACCGTTGGAACTGTTACCGCTTCACCTTTGGCTTTTCAGTTGTCAGGAATAGATTCAACGTCATACACAGCATGGAGTTCAGCAGGTACTTGCACAAGAACGCAATTTGGAACAACGGGGAATAATCCGGGCGCGATTGCTTTCTTTGAACAGCGATTTATGGCCGGTGGTACGACCAACAACCCTCTTGATGTTTTTGGTTCTGTTTCCGGTTCCTTTGAGGACTTCACGCAAGATGCGGCTGACGATTCAGCAGCGATTCAGTATTCGCTTTTATCCGATAAAGTTGACGCTATTAACTGGTTATTGGGTGAAGAATACCTGATGATTGGCACGGCGGGGGGCGTGTGGCGACTTGGAGCTACAGCAACAACCAACCCATTGACTGCTTCCGATGTTGTCGCCAAACGGCAACTTGCCAACGGCGTATTAGACATGGACGCTGAAATGGTCAACGATGCCATTCTTTATGTTCAGCGTGGCGGTACGACAGTCAGAAAAGCAACATGGGAATGGACAAAAGACAAATACACGGCACTGGATGTAACCAGAATTGCCAAACACATAGCGAAGGGTTCTACGTCCGCGTTATCGGGCATAACGGATATGGACTACCAATCAGAACCCATGTCTATTTTATGGGCCATAAGAGCAGATGGTGAATTGCTTGGAATGGTCTATGAGCCTGATGAAAACATTTATCCGTGGTGCAGAATAAAGACAGATGGACTGTTTGAAAGCGTGGCGGTCATTACTAAAGAGGGCGAAGAAGATCAAGTTTGGGTGATTGTCAAGCGTACTATCGGCGGCGTGACCAAAAGATACATCGAATATTTCAAACCTCATGACTTTTTCAATGTTTACAAGGATTCATTTTTTGTGGATTCCGGTTTAACATGGGAAGGTGACGCAGCGGTTGAAGTAACTGCGATTTCTCAGGCGGCACAATGCACCGTTACTGCAACGAACACACTGGCAGACGGAAACAAGGTTCGTTTCTATAATACCGGAACTTGGCTTGATAACCATATCTGCACGGTATCCGACAGGGCGGCGGGTAGTTTCAAAGTCAAAGACGAAGCAGGAACCGCTTATATCGACAGCACGTTATTTGCTACATACCCACCGACCACAGCAACAACCACCTATCTAGGCGACACGCAGTCAATCATTGCCATTGCCAACACAAATCCCGCTAAAATAGTTTGTCCAAATCACGCTTTGCCGACAGGTACGCCCGT